TTTAAATCAAGCATAACGCGAAGCCAATATACCTACTATTGGATGAGTTATGAACAACCCAGGGCTCCACACCACATCGCGACACAACCTCTCAAATGACTCAACGTGGTCGACTATACCTAAAGTCTCTAACATTGGGCCAAAATCCTGATCGGTCACTTTGGATGTGAGTTCTGGTTTATCATATTTATCCAAATCTTGTATACGCGCGCGAGATTCAGCGTAACTCACCCCTGAAATTGGTGGTTTGACAGCTACTAATAATGCATCAAGTAGCGGCATTCCACGAAACGTTGACCACGAATGTAAAATGTCATATACTCTTAGCTTTCTAGGAAGTCCCTTAACCATAGGGTGCTTCCTCGCTATCTTCACATAAGGGGGGGAGTTATTAGGATTGGACTCTGATGTGCCCAACTTCATTAGAATCTCGGGTGAAGGGTACCACACACTCTGCGGTTTTCCCCCCACCTTAGCTTGGACATAAAACCCTTTTAAAAAGGTCATATGTCTAGGGTTATCGTGCAATTTAACTTTGAGCTTGACCCCATACGCCGCTCCAAGTTTCACAAACATCTCCTCAATCATAAGGGGCACACGGCTGTCTTCAACTTTTGAAAGAGCAACGATGATTTGGAGAAGGATATTTCCTGACATGTCCGCCATGTTGATAGTATTGCCATCGGTTGTGTCCGGAAGACCTGATAAGCGCCTTGTGTATTTCAACTTAGCACTTAATACAGCTTTCCTTTCACTATACCAAGACATACTATGCTTGCCGGCAGTTGCGAGACCCTCAATAAAATCACGTGAAGCACCCAATGCCTCATAGTAATGATATTGAACACGCAGGATTCCTTTCCTCTCACCAGACTCAGTCTCAATCAAGACTTGGCTGTGATCCCAATTTGATGCATCCGATTCAACTCCATACAGAATACCTCTGATATTAAGTATGCAGGCAATATCGTCTCCACAAACTGTGATTGCGGCGGTGTTGTGAGGGACAGTACAAGCGAGATCATACCAACGACCTCTGTCCTCGGGGGTAGTTCCAGACCCCCAGGTAAAATATACTGTCCCAACCCCATTGGACATTGGGTGAACAGCCCAATTGTCCAAAGAGAATGTTTTCTTGAAACGCTCGTTCAAGACTGAGGCCTCCTTGCCGTAGTAGGAAACAAACTTTTCACCTCCAGAGATAATGATGCGCTCTTTATCTTTCAAGAGTAATTCGTTGGTTTTCGGAATTACCTCTACATCGAAAATCGTCGGTCGAACACCTTGCTCTATGAGCTTAATTAGGGCCGGCCGGTACAGCGCGTGCTTGACATGACTTTCACACCATTCAATCCTCTCTTCATTTGTCACTATTATAGGGAATTCGCGTTGTATCGCAAACCTGACTCCGTTGGTATACAAAGTCATCCCTCGGTTGGCCGACTCCTCAACTGAAATGTACGATTTATCAATCATCTGTACTTCAGTCATGAGGGCGTTGAACATTCCAACCGCTCCGCCCGGAGAATCCTGGTTGGCATGCCAGCCGACCAGGAAGGGCCCGTAGTGATAAGTGAAAGTCTTAGGATCGTAGGGTTCCATCGATTCAAGTATCTTCTCACTGAATGGTATCTTAGCTGAACCTTTAGTCCTCAGATAACATTCTCCTTCTGCTCCAAGACGCAGCTTGGGGGGGTAGGGTGTTTGGGTGTGGCTTCTTTTCGGCATTTGCACTTCACCATAATAAAACACCCCTATAGTCTGATCGCAGAATGTCAGACCCTTTCCTCGTTCAATATCAGCGAGGACAGAACTGGGGAATGGATTTCGCGGAGCGTTGAATTCATTGATTGTCATTTTAGGAGTAATGCACATCATAATTCGACGATGCACTGCATGAAAACAACAAGCAACAAATCCCAAGGGGGCGCAAATGATTGCCGGACCGATGCCATGTAGACAGCTTCTATTAAGACGCGAATCTACTCTGGCACCTGAACGCCATTCAGATGTAAGCAACACCCTCTCTGTATTGGCAGCCGATAGACGAGCGAGTTCAAAAGATCTCAGGACATGACGACGACGTGCAATGCCCACTGTAAACACGAAAAGCGATTCATACATCTCAGGACGCTGCCTGAGCAAAATCGCTAATCGGAAATCTGCTTTAAACATCTCTCCTACAACGGCTTCCAACCGCTTATCCAAACCAGGACCGTAGGTTTGACCCTGCAAAAAGGTCAGTGCTTGTTCAACGTAACCAGAGTGATACCACCCTTTAACCACAACTTTTCCACTGCCAAAATGGTCATCTAACCACTGTGTATCAAGACAGCGCAATAATCGTGGGAAAAGGTAGACACGCTCATTAGTCACCTCTAATTCCCCTTCTTTGAAAACGTCATCCAGTGTCAAGGAACCGGAGATAATATCCCCGGAATAATCCTTAGTTATCACTGCAAAATAAACGTTCTCGTAGATGGGTTGCACACACCATGCGACCCTGGTTCCATTGTGAATTTCGTTCGAAGCGTCGAACAACCATCCACATGATTCCCTGTCAGTGTACGGGGGTTCCTCGGAAGAAGGGAAATTCAAATACGAGTCACCATCCTTAATATATAGTCCATGATAACCGTTGTACCCAAATGGTCCGACTTCACGATGGAAAGTCATGACAATTACCTGGCATTTACTCAAAATATCGAACAATGCATACTTTGTAGTAGTATGCTGTTGTACATCTTGAATAAACACCAAGTCAGTTTGGGTCAAACGCTCAAGGACGTCCATATGATCGAATGGGTTGCGTTGGTTATTGCGAAGCAAATCTTTTGCATCGTAATTACCACCTATGCACTCGTACGTGAACAATTCCATATTCTTCTCATAGTCCCCCCCAGAACAAGCCCGCTTAATCACAGAGTGCGTTCGGTTGTTGCCCCACAGGTCCACAATTCTAATATGATTTTTGTCAGCATGCAACCTGCACACCAACTGGATACCTGCGGCCAACGCCCTTTGGCTTGCCATAGGACGAATGATTTTGCC